GGCGAGGGAAGGGCCCTGCGGGTGGACACGCACCGGCGACAGGTGGGGTCGGGGGAACGGGGGTTACGCGGCGACGACCGCGTTCTTGTCCTGGGCCCCGGTGATCGCCAGCTCGCACACGTACCGGGCAGGCTCGGCATCCAGGGAGAAGGACCGGTTCTTGGAGCCGATCCGGATGGGCCAGACCTCGACCTTGGCCGCGGCGACGAACGAGTTGGCCGCGGGGTTGATGACGATGAACCCGGTGGCCTGCTCCGCCAGCGCGGTGTAGATCGTCTTGCGTTCCAGGTCGTCCCCGGTGGCGCCGGTGCCGTCGTCCTCGATGAGGGTGATCTTGGCGTCGCCGAACTGCTGGGGGCCGTCGATCTGGACCTCCTGCTTGTACTTCAGCAACGGCTGGTTGATCCGGTTCAGCGAGGTTTCGAAGCCCTCCATCGCGGCGATGGCCACGATGGTGGGGACGAAGCGGACGCCGGTGGTGCCGCGGCGGAAGAACATGCCCATGTCAGGCTCCGATCTCGGGGTCGGTCACGGGTGCCTGGGCGGGCTTGGGTTTGGGTGCGGCGGCCTTGCGTGCGGGCCGGGTCTTGGGGGTGGGCGAGTCGGCAGGGGAGTCCTGCACGAGCTCCCAGCCCTTACCGGACCAGACCTGCTCGAATGCCTCAGGTGTGGTGACCGCTCGCTCATCGCCGGGCAGTCCGGGGTTCGTCATGATGACGGTTTGCATGTGGGGTGCTCCTGTGGGTGGGCTCTTGGTAGCCGCGGCGTCCACAGGTTGGGCGTGCCGTCGTCCGCGCGTTCTTGCTTCTACCCGGGTCAGCGGCGCGGTCCGCTGCTCACGCCCACGTTAGCGCCCGCTGTCACCTGGAGCATGTGACACGCCACAAACGGGCAGCTGCTCAGCCCGCGGTGAGCACACCAGCGGTGAGGAACCCGTGGTAGTCACCGGAAAGGATGGAGCCCGCCCCGGCGGTACAGGTGTTGGCCCCCGCATTGCCGCCCTTGCCGACCGTAACGTTGCACTGGCGCGGGTCGCCCTCGCGCACCCAGCACGAGTGCTCCTCACCCTTGCGGTCGCAGTTGGACGCCTGCGAGTCGACACACCAGTCCGAGCCGTTGGGCAACTTCACGCACAGGGTAATGCCGTCATCCGGAGGGGTCTGCTTGTCGTAGAACTTGCGGTACCACAGCGCACTGTAGGTCGCTCCTGGCGGCAAGTCCCGCTTGGCGTAGGTCTGGCCGGTGGCCGGGTTCACGTAGCCGCGGTCGGTGAACATCTGCCAGCGGTCGGCCTCGGTGAAGGCGTAGCCGCAGCCCCGCTCGCAGTGCGTCGGCCAGCGCGGGTCGCCGTGGTCGGCCTCGGCGGCCTGGGCGCGCATGATGCCCTCGTCGTCGATCTCGGCCGGGACGGTACCGAAGGGTGCCATCGCGTTGTGCCAGCCCTCGGCGCAGGTCCACCCGCCGGTGCTGTTGGTGTAGCGGCGTAGGGAGACGAAGCACTCGCCGGACTCCTCGACCCAGAATGTGGGCGTCGCTGGGTACATCACGACCACCGGCGCACAACTGGGCACACTTGTGCGCTCATCAGGGGCGCTGGTAGGTGATGGTGTACGTCTCGTGCTGCTGCCACAAACCGTCGACCAGGTCGGTGAACCCGTCGTAGTTGGCTTCCCGGTCGATGACCTTCACGGCGGCAAGGTCCATTGGGGTGACATACCCTGCGGCGCGTGTGCGGGCGGCGACCCGGACCCGGATCAGGTCCGCCAGGGCCCTCGCGGCGGTCTCGGTGGCGGCCACGGCCCGGATCCCCAACGCCAGGGCCATCACGTCGTGGTACCCCGACACGGCCGCCGCAGCCGTCGGGACCGACCCGGGCAGGACACCGACCGTGAAGAACGGCAGGGCCACGTCGCCGGGCGGGCTATCCGCCCACCCCGTCAACACCTTCCCGCCCATCGTGGGAGGCAACCCGGCCGACAGCCACACGACGAGCTGGGCGACGACAACCTGCGGCTGCCAGATCGGGTCAGGCACCGGCCCCACCCCCGGTCTTGGCCGCGGCCAGGACAGCCTCGACACCGTCGATCGTCGCGGCCTGGAACGCCGGCCCGACAAGGTCCGCTGCGGGCCCGAAGTGCGGGAACGGGGACTTCTTGAACAACCGGCCCAACGAGTCGGGGCCGATGTACCCGTACTCCAGGCGCGCGCCCTGCACGGAGTTCGTGTAGACGTCAGCGACCAGGGCCCGCTCACCGTCCACGGTCTCAGCGGCCACAGCCAGACTGATCGAGCGCACGTAGTCACCGGTGGCGCGGTTCGGGCCCGGCCCGGTCCCGGGGATGTGCGGGCGGCCCGGGGTGTGGTACCCGGTAGTGGCGTTGACCCGGACCTGGTTCTGCAGGTGCATGCCGTACTCGCGCACGTTCTCCTCGACGACTTGCCCGATCTGGTGGCCGACCTCCTCGAGGTCGATCAGGGTCCCCGCGTAGGTGACCTCGATGATCCGGTCACTCACGGGTTTCACGCCCGTCCAGGGCGTGGTGCACGACCATCCAGCCCATGGAGCCGTCCTCGTGCGGGACGGGCTCAGTGGTGGGCCCACACGCGCAGTCGACGCCGGGGGCGTGTTCGTGCTCGATCAGGTCGTTGACCGGCAGAACGTGCATGGTGCTCACCGGCCCTCCACGACGCCGCGGATCCGGGCGCTGGACTCGCGCTCTCGCGTGTTGATGATCTGGGCCGCCTCATCGAGGCGCTCGGCAGCGGTCAGCTCGTTCCACTGGCGGATGAACTGCGCCGGCGTTGGCCAGCAGTCAGCCGGGCGGACGTCGTCAGGTGCGGACTCACCGGCACGCAACCGCTCAACCTCGGTGCGGAGGTCAGCCTCCTCGGCGGTGGCCACGGCCATGCACTCCTTGGCTATCGCGGTGCGGGTGGCGGGGTTGGAGATGCGAGTGCCGACCGCGTTGCGGTAGGTGTCGATGCGCTCGCTCAGGTTGCTCGCCATCAGGGCACCTTGGTCACGATCAGGGTCCGCAACGCACCAGCCGAGCTGTCCGGGACCGCCACCACCTTGAACCGGGCGCCCGCGGCCAACCTGGGGTCGCGGCACGCGTCCACCGTGTAGATGTCACCCGCCGCGACGTTCGTCACCGCCACGGGCAGGATCAGGCGCCACGCGGTGTCCGCGGCCGGGGTCCCCGGGATGGGCTGCCCCTGCGGGCCGCCGCCTTGAGGGACGAGCAGGGCGACGCTGTTAGCCACGGTCACCTCCGCGAGCACGACCGTCTCCACCAGGGTGTCCGGGTCGATGTCGACGCTGTCCTCACCGCGGCGGCCCGTGACCCTGGTGCCGCCCGTGGCCATCGCCTGCTCGACCAGGTCCTGGCCCTGGGCAAACAGCGGCCCCAGATCGAGGTTCATTCGGACTCGACGGGTGGCGCGATCGCCTGCGCCCACCCGATCAGGACCTCAAGCATGACGTCGACCGGGTTCCGGTTGAAACCGCCGCGCAGCGAAGCCTTGGACAGCTCGGCGGGGTTGACCGACTGTAGGAACTCCACCGCGTGCGCGCCCTGGACGACGGTGACCTCCGCGGGCCCGTCGTACGTGGCGCCGGCCATGAGCTCGAGGTAGACCTTCGTCACGCGGGTCTTCTGGTCGCCGGCCTGGATGGTGACACCGCCGCGGGCGACCAGGTGGGACAGGTCGTGGCCGTCGACGGTCACGGTGCCGTCACCGACCAGGTTGACGTCCAGGTGGACAGCGTGCAGCATCGGCGCGGCGTGGCTGTCAGGTGGGGGGCAGTGCGGCCCGCCGCACTTCACACCACCGCACTCGGCAGTGTGCTCGCCAGCGACGGCGTGGGTCAGGGGGTCGGCGGTGGTGGCGACGGGGCTGTCGCCTGGGGCAGGTGACGTGGTCATGGCCCCATCATGGCCCCGTCACCTGTGGTGTGCCACATGCCACGCGCCTACCCGGCGCGCCTTGCCAGCAGGGCTGCACGCCGGGCCGCAGCAGGGCCAGGGGAGGCCCGCCTCGCTGCGGCGGGCCCAGCAGCAGCAGGCGAAGCGGTCGTCCTGTTCGCCCGCCGGCCCACTGGGAAAGAAACTTCGCCACCGTTTTCCAACGCCGCAGCCAGCTGCGCCGGGGTGAACTGCGGGCCGATCGGGCTGGCGCCGTCCAGAGACTTCAGGTCAGGTCGCGCCAAGGTCGTACGCCGGCAGTTGGGATGGCTGATGGGGTAGGCGCGGGCCGCGTCTAGGGTCAGGATCATCCCGTTTGCCAGCTGTGTGTCGTCGTGGGAGGTCCAGCCGCAGCCCGGCCCGTCCATGACCTCCACGTACTTGACCTTGAAACCCGCGGCTTGGTTGAAACCCCCGACCTGGTATGCCTCCGCGGTCTTGGTGCGTAGAACCATCTCCGAGTACTCGGCCAGGCCGTGGCGGGAGCCGTCCTTGTAGACGATCGCCGACACACTCTTGGCCTGCAACGCACGGGCGAGGTCCCGGCCGGCCTGGACCGCGGTCTGCCCCGTGTAGAGCCGGTCGGCGACGTGGTCACGGGCCAACACCCGGATCAGGTCCTTCGTGGAGGCGCGGATGTGGGTGGTGGCGGCGAGCAGGTCGGCGTGGGTGTCGGCGGCTAGGACGGTGATGGCTTCCAGGTCGACCCCGGTTGTGGACAGGGCCGCGCCGACGGTCAGTGCGGTGGCGTGCCCACCGAGCAGGTAGGCGTCGCGGACCCCGGCCAGGACGTGCCGGGCGGCGATCTCGTCGGCGGCGTCAGCCAGGGCCGCGATGTGGGCTTGCAGGGCCAGGAGCCGGCCCCTGCGGGCGGCGGGGCCGATCGTGGGCCAGTCGGCTTCCAGGGCGGCCACGGAGGCTGCTATGCGGTCCCAGACGCGGGCCAGGTCGGCGCGCAGCAGTGCGGTGAGGGTTTGGATCGAGTCGGCGATCGCGCCCCGGCGCTCTGGCATGCTCAGCCGCGGGCGGTGGCCCGGTGCAGGTGCGTCGAGGACGCCGAGCCTCCGGTCACCTCAGCGGTCTCGTCCTGCTCGAGGCGAAGGATCTGCGCGGCCAGGGCGCCCAGGTCGGCCTTGGAGGACGACACGGACAGGACCCCGGACAGGGAGAAGCTCGACGCCTCACCACCGCCCGCACTACTGGCCCGGCGTCGTTTCAGGACCCGGAGGGCGACCAGGCGCCACCGGTCGGACATGGCGAGCCCGTACGCCTGCAGGTCGCCGTCCGTGGGTGGGGTGGACGCGCCGATCTCGTCACGGATCAGGTCAAGGTCGGCGGCGGTCAGTGCCACGGTCATCCCTTCCTTGGCGACCTAGCGGAAACCTAGGTCTGACATACGTTTGTTGTGCGAGGCGGCCTCGCACCCACGACTCAGGGGGCCGGGTGGGTGCGAGGCCGCATCATGCGCCCGCTCAGGCCGGCTCGGCGAGGCGGGCGCGCTTCTCATCGGCGGTGCCAGCCTTGGACAGGCCAGCCTCATCCAGGGCCGCCTCAAGCTCGGCGCCCTTGAGCACGACCGGGCCGTCCTCGGGCTCGAGCAGGTGGACGCCGACCTCGAGGCCGTCCGGGACCTCGTCGCCAGCAACCAGGACGGACGGGCCGTCCGGCCCACCCGTATGCAGGTACACCACCCCGTCCAGGTCGGACCGGATCCGGGCGCCCATCACAGGACCGTCGCGGACAGCAGGCCAGCGATGTCACTGGCGACCGGCATGAACGTGGCGTTGGTCTTGGTCCACCCGGTGACCGGGTCCGGGGTCTTCCACGCGGAAGAGACCAGGCCGGGCGCGTCCGCAAGGACGAAGTCGACCGCGGCCGTGGTGGCGAAGTCCAGGCCCTCAGCGGTCAGGCCCCACTGCGACTCACCCACGTTGTCGGTCACCAGGATGAACCGGTCGGTCGGGATGAGCCGGGTGACGACCCCGTCGACCTCCAGCTGGTGGTCGTACTCCACCAAGGGTGGCAGCTGGTTGTCGGTGCGGACCTGCGCGAGCTGGGCCCGGTTCAGGTTCGGCTGCGCACCCGCGTTGCCGCCCCAGAACGCGGCCCGGTACTCCGCGTTGCGGAGCAGCTGGCCGATGACCGTGGAGGAGGCGATCGCGGCGATCGGGGGCTTACCCGAGTCGGTCTTGATGACCTGCACCCACGTCTGCTCATCGGAGAGCGGGACGGCCAGGGCCTGACCCCACAGGATCGCGGCGACTACCACGTGCGTGCCGGCGAGGCCGAAGTCGGCCTCGATGGTGAGCCCGTTCTCCGCGTTCAGGGTGAACTTCCCGTCGACCAGGTAGTCGGCGCGGGCCAGCTCGGCCCGGTTCCGCACGGCGTGCACGGAGTTCTCCACGTCGTCGTAGACGGTGGCGACCATCGCATCCAGGGCTGTGCCACCGGACTGGGCGAGCTCGAGGTTGAGTCGCTCCCACTCGGTCAGGGCCAGCTTCTGCCCGACCGGGGGCAGGAGGATCTCGGTCAGTGACACGGTGACCGGGCGGATCCCGATCGGGGTGGCCGCGTTGTACGCCCGGTACTGGGCGGTGACGTTGCGGCGGGTCTTCTTCGCCGAACGGGACTTGATGCCGGCGATGACCCTGTCGGGAAGGAACCGGTTGAGGCTGTCAGGGAGCTCGTCGGGGACCGCGCGTGCGAACACGGTGAGGTCAGCCGGCGAGACGATGTCCCAAAGCTGCATGATCTGTATCTCCTAGCTCGTGGGGTGGTCTGGTCGGCTCAGATGCGCCGGATGAGGGGGTTGTCGGCCCAGGCGGTGCCGGCGACTGCGAACGGCAGGCGGGCCTCGCGGATCTGGCCGTGGGTGAGCATGGCCGCTCCGACGGACTTGGTCGCGCTGATCGTGACGTCGCCGTGGGTGAGCCCGACGAACACGGTGCGCCCGTCGACTGCGGCCTCGTCGTACAGGCCGTACTTGCCGGACGCGGTGACCTTCCCGATCGCGGTCCCGCTGGGCAGGACCCCGGCCGGGAAGTGGGTGGCCGGGACGAACCCGACCGCGCCGTCGATGGTGACGGTCTCGACCCAGTCCAACGACTGGGCCCAGGAGTTGTTCTCTGGGGTGTTGCTGGTGGTGACGGGGCTAATGTCCATCGCCGGGAGTCCTTTCGGGTGCGAGAGGGATGAGGCTCGCACGTCCAGGTCTGCCGGGCGTTCGTCCACCAAAGCTGTTCGGGCGGTGGTGCCCGTCCCCCGCCATTTCGCGGCCGGTGGGGGTGTGGCCGTCAAACACTCAAGGGGTCGCCGGGTGGTTAGGCGGGGACCTTTGCTGGTGGGAACCTCTTGGCGGCTTCGGCTGCGCCGGCGCCCCCGAAGGTGGTCCCTGCGGGGCGTGTCTGACCGGGCGGGGTGCTCGGCAGGCCGTTGGGTGGCGGCGGGGGCGGGGGGGCGAAGAACGACGGTGCTGCGACCTTGACCGCCTCGACGGCCGTGGTGATCGCGGCGTCGTCAGCATCAGCAGCGACGTCGACCAGGCGGGCGGCCATGGCCAGGGCCGGGTTGTCCTTCCCGTCGGGCAGCGCCGGGGTGATGCCGGCGATGAGCAGCGCCCTGGTGACCTTGGACGCCAGGATGGTCGCCGCGGCGGTGACGCCCAGGGCCTCGGATGCGGTCTTGGCTGCGGTCGCGGCGTCGGTGGCTTTCTGCGCCTCGGTCTTGGCGGCTTCGGTCGCGGCGTTGGCTGTGGCGATCAAGGCCTTGGCGGCTTCGACGGTCATGCCCAGCTCGGTCGCGAGCTCGGCTGCTGCGGCCCGTTTGCCCTTGGCCGACTCAGCGGCGCCGATGCGGGAGACTTCGTCCTGGGTGAACGTCTTGCCCGGCGGTTCCACGGGCGGCACCACAGGAGGCACAACGGGCGGCACCACGGGGGGAACTGGCGGGCCTCCGCCGGGGGGCCCGGTAGGGACGGTCCCGAGCGCACCGAACGCCAGGGCGATGGCGGGGTCGAACCTGCCGCGGTACCTCTTCATGCCCCTGAGCATGCTGCCTCCAAGATCATCGTGTCGGTTCACCCTTGCCCGCTCGAGCGCGCGGGTCGTGGGCCTGTCACGGTGCCCACGTTAGCGCCCGTTGTCACCTGGGGCATGTGACACGCCACAAACCGGGGGCGTGGGGGCCGCTCACGCGCCCGGTGGGGGAACGGGTGGCACCGGTGGCACGGGAGGCTCCGGTGGCGCCGGCATCGTGGGCGGGGGTAGGACGTGCCCGCCTGCCAGGGCCTCCGCCTCGATCGCCGCGATCTCATCTTCGGCGTCCTCGATCGGCAGCCCGGCACGCATCAGCATCCGCACCGCCGTCGGCGTGCTGATCGCCCGGATCGGCAGGAGCTCCTTGACGGCGCTGATCGCCGCGGGCAGGTCCGCCGGCAGGGCAGCACCCAGGTCGATCGACAGGTCCGGGGTCGGCCCGGCCGGAACCGCGTTGCTGTCGTTGACCTGGGCCAGGCGCAACGCGAACCGCAGGATCAGGGGGTACTTCACGGCCCGCACAGCCCGCATCTCCCGCACCAACGCCGACGTGGGCGCGAACCCGAGCTCGAGGGCGTAACCGGAGGGGGCCTGGGTGATGTCGACCCGCCCGAGCAGCGTCATCGCCAGGCGCGTGTTCTGCGACAGCATCTCCAGGAGGCGGGTCGCGTACTTCAGCTGCGCGTCCAAGCTCTTGCTCGTGTCGAGCTGGGAGAGGGAGCTCCCGGCGGGGGCGTTCCACTGCACACCCGGCCCGCCGTCCAGGCGGGGCGCGCCCGCACCGATCACCACAGTCGGGGACGGCGCGGACAGCTCAGAGGAGATGGACAGGTCCGTGTCGGCGCCCATCAGGTCATCCAGGATCATCGCGACCCGCATCAGGGTGGAGCGCCCGAAGTGCCGCCCGCCCGGCTCGTCGTTGGGGACGTGCACGACGGGCATGAAGTCCACACCCAGGTCGGTGGGCTCCTGGACGACCGTGACCGCGGCCGCATCAGCCGGCAGGTTGTAGATCGTCCACCCCTGCTGGAGGCGGTCGGTGCGGATCGAGATGACGTCCATCACGCACGTCCACGCCCTGGTCCCACCCCACGGGGCCTTCACAGGCACGGGCAGCTTGGCCATCCGCCAGGTGGTGCGGCGCAGGGTCGTGGCCCCGTCGGCCGCGGCGGTCTCCCAGGCCAGGTGCACGACGGGCGGGAAGTCGTCGTCGTCCCAGTCCGCGTACTCCGCCCGCTCGGCGGCCAGGAGGTCGGGGAAGTAGAACCCCGGGTCGTACACCCGCAGCTTGGGCCGGCCCGCACGGGGGGACCAGCCCAGGACGTACACGCCGTCGCCGTCGGTGATCGTGTCGGCCTCACCGGTCAGGAGCTTCCCGGTGAGCTTCTCCCGGGCCGCCCAGTCGGTCAGCCAGTCCCGGACCGCGGCGACAGCCGGCGACTCGACGTCGGGGCCGGGTGTGCCATCGGTGCCGGTGCTGGTGGTCGGGTTGGGGTCGACCACCACGATGGTCTGGTCCTCACCCAACACCAGGGCCCGGGCCGCGTCGACGACCAGCCCGGCGTGCCCATACTCGCGGATCTTTGACGCATCACTGGGCTCCGAGCTGGACGGCAGGTTGCCGAACGAGTCGAGCTCCAGGCCGGCGCCGGGGGCCCACATCCGCTCCGGCAGGTAGTAGCGGCGCACGTTGTCGGCGTACGCGGACAGGATCCGGTAGGCGGTCAGGCGGCGCGCGTCGGGGTCGTCGATCCAGGATGCGACCAGCAGGGGCCGGCCGTGTCCGGAGTCGTGGCCGTCGGGCAGGGCGTCGATGTGTGAGAGGGGTGACCACTGGTCGTGCAGGAACGTACGCAACAGGGGCCTCCGGCCTCGACTGTGGCGTGTGGCACGCCACAGGGGTCACGGTAGCGGGCTACCCAGTAGCAGGCGGTCGGGCACGCGGGACTCTCGAAGTCGACCTTCAGCCGGTACCGTGACCGAAAATCTCGGGACAGAATGTCTGCCATCTCGCGATTGCCATGTCAATGACGCCGGGGGCCGCGCCGAACTCCAGTTCGCCCCCGAGCAATCGAACGCAGTTCTGGAGTTGCTTTTCGGCCACGCCTGCGCGGATCAGACGCGCCTCCACCCGGGCGTTGTGCGCAGCCTCAACGACCGGCCCACCGAGAGCTAACGCGCGTTCATTCAGTGCCTTGATCCGCACCTCGGGGTGCATGTCATCGAAGACCTTCTGGTAATACCGGCGGGCGAGGAACTGGTCAACCTTGGAGGGCAGGTTCGTGAGAAATCGGCGCGCGCCGAGCAGTGTCTGGGCTAGAGCCAGTGCCCTGTCCAAGTCCGCGTTCGTGCCGACGACCCTTATGCCATTCGTGCGTCGGATCATCATTTGTTCTCCCTATGTGCGGTGGGTCCCGGGTGTCCGGGTGCTGCAAGGTTTGGTTACCGGCGTCTGCCGGCTCCGCGGCGCCGGGCGGCCTGCGACTGCGCGGCCGCACCCACCCCAGCATCAGCGTGCGCCGGCAGGAACAGGGCGGTCAGGGCGTGCACCACGGCGTCGATGCGGTCCGGGCTGTCGCCCACACCGGTCCAGGACGTCATCTGGGCCTCCAAGGCGGCGAGGCGGTCGGTGCCGTCCGCGGCGTGCCTGACCCGCCCCACCTCGTACAAGGCCGCCACGGACTCGGCGCGGACCCGTTTGGACCTGCTGGCGTGGACCCGGGTCACCGGGGGGGCGATCATCGGCGACCAGGAGGGGTGCAGCTTCTGGTAGGCGGCCACCGCGGACGGCCAGGACGTCTGAAGCACGGTCAGGACCATCTCGCCGCCCTGGTTGTCCTCGACGACCACCCCGGTCCCGGACCAGTCAAAGACCGCGTGCCAGACCGCGACCCCCCACTGCAGCGGCGTCCCCCGCAGGGACCGGTCGTCAACGACCCACCCGCCGCCTTCGGTGTCCATCGCGGTGACCACGATCCCGGTCTCGTCGGAGGTGGACTTGGATGTGGTGGCGGGGTCGACGCCGACCAGGACCCGCGCCCACCGGTGCATCGCGTCCCCGGTGCGGCCCCGGTTGTTCTCGATCCACGACTCCTGCCAGACGAGGCCCTCCGCCGGGGTCGGCCGCTGCTGGTACAGGGCAGCCCACGTCCGACCAGGCGCCCCGGCCTTGATCGCCAGCCACTGCTCCTTGGACCTTCGCCGGGCAGAGGCCATGAACTCGCCCTGCTGGCGGCCCAGCGGGTCGTCGGCCGGGTCCAGAGCTTCGGCCTGGGCCGGGATGGAGATGACCTTCCACCGGTGCCCGTCCTCGGCGGCGAGGAGCCACCCGGTCAGGTCCTCTGGGTGCCAACGGGTGTTCACCAGGATGACTGGTGTCCCGGCCAGGCGGGTGGCCCCGGTGTCGGTCCACCAGTCGATGAGGTTGCCGCGGATCGTTGGGGAGTCCGCGTCCGCGCGGTCTTTGAGGGGGTCGTCGATGATCAGTGCCCCGTCCACCGGCCTGCCCGTGAGTGCCCCACCGACGCCGGCGGTGTACACCCCGCCCTCATGCCCGCCCAGGCCCCATTCGTGCTGGGCGGACAGGTCGTCGCGGATGCGCAGGGACAGGGTCTTGCCGTGCACGGTGATCAGGTCCCGCACTGCCCGGCCCCACCGGCGGGCCACGTTGCTCTCGTAGGACACGATCCCGATCCGCGCGTCGGGGTTACGGGCCAGCAGCCACAGCGGGAACCACTTTGAGCACAGCGTTGACTTGCCCTCCTGCGGGCTCATGCAGATGATCAGCCGGCTGTCAGGGGTATCCGCGGCTTCGACCAGGGCTGCGTTGATCAAGTCCAGGGCGGGGGTGCGCACGGTGCGCGGATCGAGGTGTGCGGCGAGGTCGAGCGGGGTTGGGTAGGTCGCCCGCCAGGTGGGATCGAACATGCGGGCCGCAGCTTCGAGGAACCCGACGCTCAGGACGCACCACCGCCGGCGATCGCGCGCAGGTGCCTTGGGACGATCTCAGCGACCATGGATCTTTGCTTGACGGAGAGCCCGAGGTCCTCGAGGATCCGGCGGATCGCCTCAGCGACTAGGGCGCCCTGGGTCTCAGCGAGCTGCACCCGTCGCTCTTCGATCCCGGCCCGCAGAGCTTCGGAGCAGACGCGGACCAGGTGGGCGCGTTCGCGGGTGTACAGCTCGTACCAGATGGAGGGTGCGGCTTTCTGGGTGGTGGTGGTGCCCCAGTCGTCGGGGGTTTTCCGCACCCGCCCCGTGTCGTCGCCGGTGACTTCGGCGTCCCAGTTGTCGACCCGGTCCAGGCCCTCCTTGACCCTGCGCTCGGTGACGCCCCACGCCAGGTCGGTCGGGGACAGCTCACGAACCTGCCCCAGCAACCATTTGACGTGCCCGGCGGTGGCGGCGACCTCACCCAACAGGGCGTCGGTCGGGGAGATGTCGATCGGCAAACCCAACGTCACGACGGCTTTGGCGGCGGCTTCTTCGGCGATGCGTTCGGCGGCTTTGCGTTTGGTCGTCGACGCGGCCCCGCCGTGCTTCTGGCACACGAACCCGCCCCGGATGTGCCACCGCCCACACGGCAGGCCCCGCTGGTTGTGGGCGACGCATTTGCGGGGGTCGTGGGTCAGGTCGCAGGTCGTGCACGTCCCGTCGGGGCGGAGTTTCGCGCGTGGGCGCCTAGCCCTGGCCATCAGGGCTGCACCCGGTAGTGGACCTCGACGTCGTAGCGCCACGGAGCGGACCGGTCGTCCTTGAGCGCGTCGACGCGCACGACGTCGCGGTGCAGCTGCTCGATGGGGCGGCGCAGCATGGCGGTGGCCAGGTCGTCGGCGTGCTCGATCGCGTCGGCCTTGGACTTCCCGGAGTAGGTCTTGACGACCAGGTAGGGTCCAGGCGGCAGGTTGCGGCTGGGCGTGCCTGGGACGTACAGGACCTCAGCCATGGTGGGGTGGTCCGGCACGGTTCAGCGAGCACGGGCACACGGTCGGGGCGTCGGCGTCATTGTCCCACGCCTCCCCGGTGCAGTTGGTGTGCTTGCCCTGCTCGCAGTCGGGGCACGACCTGACGGTCATCAGGTGTTTGGCGGCCCGGACGACCTCGGCGAACGCAGCTTGGGCCTCGGTGTCCATGGGTTTGTCGCCGAGGACCCGGATGACCTCTCCGTCGACCTCAACGGGCCGGCACGTGCTGGGCCCGCCGGTGGTCTGCGTCCCGGGGGTGTTCTTCCGCTCGCTTGTGAGGTGCCAGCCCCAGCAATGGGGGCACTTGTACGGGCGGCGCTCACGGTGAGGCTCAGAGCGGTGGAAGTGGCCCCTGTTGTTCGAGATGACGATGCCAACCAGGGCCGTTTTCGCGGCCTTCTCGGTCGGGTAGGTGACCTTCACGCACGCGCTCACGACGTGACCTGTGACGGGGTTGGGTACTCATCCCAGGTGCGCCCATCGAGGGTCCGCCCGTTGGCCTTCGGTGTCCGGCCACCCCACTGCTTGAACAGGAACGGGATACCGGCCGTTGCGCACTGGTCGCGGATGCTGCGCACCCAACCGGACTCCATCGGGCGAGCGTGCGAACCGGACTCACCACCGGCGATAACCCAGTCGATTGCGCGCCAACATCCGATGTCGAGATGTGAGTACCGGACATGGTCGCAGGGTTCAGTGAAGCCGAGGTCGATCGGGCCGAGGAGAGGCTCGCAGGACAAGAACCGGACGGCGGCCGGGGTGCCGAGCAGAGCCGGGATGCGTAGATCAGCGGTGCCCTGGTCCTCAGCACTGACGCCGAGCCAAAGGTTCGGCAGCGGCCACGGGGCCCAAGGCTCCGCGACCTCACGTCCGGTCGGATCCTCGACGGTGTACAGCGCCTCGGCGAACAGGTCCGCGAAGGCATCCGAGGTCAGTAGCGACCGCATCCGCCCGTGACGCTTCGTGAGCAGCTGGAAAGTGTGCTGCGGTGCGAGCGCCATGACGGCGAAGACGCGGGCTATGAACTCGTCGGGCACGTCCTTGTGGAACAGGTCGGACAGGCTGTTGACGAAGATGCGGCGTGGTTTGCGCCACCGCAACGGTTGGGTCAGGAAACGGTCAGAGCGAAGGTTGACGATGTCGAACGTCGTGGGGAACGCCGGAGATGTGCCGGCGAAGCGGTTGACCAGGGTCTCGGCGTAGCAGTGGTCGCATCCGGCGCTGACCTTGGTGCATCCGACGGTCGGATTCCATGTTGCGTCTGTCCACTCGATTCCGCTCTTGTCGCTCATGACGCGCACGCTGCGCAGATGTAGTCCCCGGCGTCGGTGCGGGCGATCGGGTCACCCTCGGCTATGTCCTTCTCGCACCCGTCGCATTCGGAGTCGAACCGGGCCGGGAAGCGGGCTGTGATGACGTAGTCGCGAGTCTCCAACCGCTCAGGTTTGGGTGCGTGGACCCGGCAGGCGCACTGGTCGACGGGCAGGTCGGACAGTTCGCAGCGCTCGCTCATGGGGTCGGCTCCAACGCGGCGCGGATGGCCATGGCGCAGTCGTCCCGCGCATCAGCACGGTCGTCACGGTCATCGCCTGTCGCGTCACGCATCATGAAGTCGTCAGTCCACGTCTTGGCCAGCGCCTCGATGCGATTGAGTGCAGTGAGCGCCGCGTCCCGTTCGGCGGTCAGCCGCTCAATGACGGCGCTACCCAACGCGAGGCAGTCGGTGGCCTTGATCCTCGCCGCATCCCGCTCGGCCGTGACAGCGACCAACGCCCGCGTCTGGGCCACGAAACTGTCGATCGCGTCGCCGTGCTCGTGGCCCCGCTCAGACGTGAGGAACCTGTCGCTGTCGTCTGAGTCCGCCAGAGCCCGCTCCTCTAGGGTGCTCACGACGAGGTTCGTCACGTCATCACCCCCTGGCAGTAGCGGCGACCAACGTCAGGGGTCCACGTCTTCTCGCACTTGAAACAGCACAGACCCTCAACGGTTAGCAGGTTCTCCCGGTCCAGCAGGAGCTGCCCCTTCGGGTTCATGGACACGGTGGGGTCAGCGATGACGTACACGGCGATGATGGTCCACAGGTGTTTGCCGCGGCCAGGGTCGGTCAGGTCGCTGTGGAGCTTGTCTGCGGCTTCCTGTTTGATGCCGGGCTCAGGTCTGAGACGGAGCTCGTAGCCGCTCACCATTCGCCCTTGCGGATCGAGTCCGCGCGGTCCTGCGCGTCAGCTTGGACCGCTTCCAGGGCCTGCTCAGCGCAAAGGTCGCCGTCGCAGTCGGGGTTGTCACACTCGTGTGGGTCCGGGGGCTGGAGCCACTGGTCGAAGGTCATGACCTTCCTTTCCGAAAGCGCGGGCCGTCGGGCAACGGTGGGGGCGCGGTGGTCCCAGATGCCTGGGTGCTGATCCTGAGTGTCGCACAAGGTGTCACCTGTGGTACGCGACATGCGACAACCGACCTGGCGGGTTTTCACGGGACGGCGGTCAGGTACGCGACCAGGCCCGGGTTGTCCCGCAGCACCAGGACGATCGGCGACTCGAGCATTGAGACGACGGCTTCCTCCCTGGCGTCCTTCTTCTTGCCGAGGCCGCGCCAGTCGGGGGAGCCCATGACGGCCGTGCACAGGGCGTGCATGACCTCGTGCCAGAGGGTCACGCGTTGCACGTCGGGTGTTGCTTCGGGGTTGATGTAGATCGTGGCCTCGATGTTCAGGGTGTGGCCGTAGTCGCCTTTGGTCTGGACCTTGTGCTCGACGCGCACCCAGTCGTCGGGGTCGGTGGTGACCCGGTAGGTCACTGGACCGACACGGACCGCGGTCGGCATGGGCACGGGCGGCTCGACCGGCACCGGCGGGTACGTGGCGAACACGAAGCCGCGCTCGTCGGCGTGTGGGGTGGGTGTTTCGCTCATCAGGTGGGGCCTTTCAGCAGCAGGGGTGGGTGGTCTGGCCGGGGTCACACAGGGGGTCCATGACCAGCCCGCACGACCCGCACCGCGGGCGCGCGTCCGTCACGGCGGCCAAGGTGCGTTTCTTCGTGCACGTGTCCAGGTGGCAAGTCCAGGCGTCGTCGTCCTCGATCGGCAGCCCCGAGGGTGGGACTTTGTGCGCGATCCCGGCGAGCAGCCGGATATTGCCGACGATGCTGGGCTCCTTGTCCAGTGGGATGGCCACGTCGTTGACCGACTTGGCCCAGATCACCGGCCGCGAACACTCTCGGCAGACGCTCATCGGCGGCGGCGGGGGTCGGCGATGACGTCGAGGAGGTCGGCCCAGGCCAGCCGCAGGTCCCCGCACCGGGCCAGATCCTCGTCGCGGATTCCGGCTTGCTGGCCGGCGTAGCGGTCGGCGTCGACCTCCTCGCGCAGCTCGTCGGCCCGGTCCTGGAGGAGCAGCGGGATGAACGCGATCGCCTCGAGCAGTTTCACGGCAGCAACCCGGGCAGGACCGTGTCGTCGTTGGTGCCCAGGTAGTCGTCGACGTCGCCGGCCAGCGCGGTCCACAGGGTGGACTGGTCGGCGTCGATGTCAGCCCACTCGACCGCTTGGTCGCGGAAGTACTCGGCGAGCTGCACCAGGGTCATCACGGCGGGCTCACCCCTTCCCAGATGAGCAAGCAGCATCCGAACGGGGGGCGCTCGTGGGGCCCGACATCGAGTTGGCCTGGCCTGATGAAGCGCATCCGGCCGGGGAGGAACTCGACGCAGAAGTCGGATCCGGGGCGGTCACGGTGGGGTTCGACCTGCCGTTGCCACCACTTCTGCTCGGTGCGGGTGGCCGGGAGCAGCATGACGATGCCGCGCGTCCCGGGCGCTTCAACCCATGCCTTGCGGACCCACGGCTCGATCGCGGAGTAGGGCGGGTTGCACCAGACATGCTCGCCGGCCCATGACTGCCGGAGCCCATCCGTCGCTCGGTCGAAGAACCGCTCGCACTTCGTGTTGTGCGCCGCTGCGGCGACGTCGAGCGTGAACTCACCGAATCGCTCGGCGTAGGTCTCGAAGTGCCTCGGGTGGGTTGCATAGTCGTCAACGTCGCGCGTTGGCTCTGAGGACAGGGTCTGTTGCGGGTGGTTCTGCGCCTTGAACCCGAGGAGATTCACGGCGGGCTCACCCCGTTGGCGCGGCGCCTTCGGGCCCGAGCACTGGGGAAGGGGATCACACCATTGAGCGCGCCCTTACGGGCCGCCCTGGCCTGTACAGCGGCGGGACACACCACGACGTGGGCCACGGTGCGCCACTCGTTGCCGTCCGGGACCTCGCCGTCTTTGAGGACGCGGGCGAACACGCCACCGGCGCCGGTCCGGTAGGCGGCGACGTTCGCGGTGGTGTCACCGTCCTGGCGGCGGGTTGGTTCGATGGGCATGAGGGCGCCTTTGGGGGTGCGTGCCCACAGGAACGAGCCGCCGCAGTCCCGGCACGTCCCGTGACTCACCGGGTGTCCAGCGCGGCGCGGATGTCGGCCTCACGAACACCACGGACAGCCCACAGCGCCCCGTCACGGTCGCCGAGCAGCGCCCGGACCCGCTCGATCGTGGCGTTGGCTTCGGCTAGGGCTGTGTCGTTGGCCGGTCCGTAGACGGTCGCCATCGCGATCGTGACCCCAGGAGTGGGCACCGTGATCGCGATGCCGAATGGGTAGCGGTCGGCGTCGTCAAGGTCGGCTTCGGCGCGCTCCTGAGCGGTGCTCATGCCTGCACCGCGGACGGGTCGATCATCGCGACCAGCAGGCTCAGGCCGCTGGCCCGCTGCGTTGCGGCGAGGTCGCGGACCTGTGCGCTGATGGCCAGGGGGTGGTCGCGGTAGTACTGGCGGGCGGCCTTGTATGCCGCGTCACGCTGGGTCCAGTAGTCGCCGGCAACGGCATCGGT